TTACAAGTTTGTCAAGTTATTTTAAAATAAACACAAAAGGTCTTGACAAATGCTGAAAAAAAGTGTACAATATACTTGTATGCCACCCCGGTGCATACCTATAGAATAACATATCTCTATAGAGCTTTTAAAACCTTGTACAACGTACAGGGTTTTTTATTATATAATTAGTGTTAGATTTATTATAAAACTTTATAAAGTTTAGGGCAACTGGTTAATACCTAAACTAGGTTGAAATGTATGAGTTTTATATTATATCCCCTCCCCTCCCCCTGTGTATCCTGCGTACCCCTATAGCATACTTTCCAAACTTTGTCAAGCTTTTTTTTCCTTATTGTAAAAGCTTTTCTGCCTAACATAAAAACCTTACAAAGTCAAGAAAAACTTTTAAAACTTTTCAAACTTTATAAAGTTATATTATTTTCCTGTGCCACTAAAAAAAACTTGACAAACTTTTTAAAGTGTGTTAGCTGGTTAATGGAAAACTTGACAAGTTATAAAGTTTATGGTATATGAAAAACTTTTCAAACTTTTTAAAAAAAATACTTGACAAACTTGAAAAAGCTTTATAAACTTATCAAATCAATTCAGCAATTAAGCCAAATTGATTAACGCACCAAAATGGTGCAAGGAGTAAAAAAATGTTAATACTTTATTATGAAAATAAAAACGCACTAAAAGAGTGCATTGGAAAGCCTTTAGATTGCAGCGACCCTTCAGCAAATTATCAAGAAATTGGTGGTATGAAATTTGAATTCGGTGGTCAGAATTATGAAAGCAATGGCTCTGTTTTTGGTTGCAATCGCCCTCATATTACAGGATATAAAAAGGAATTTTTCGCTGAAATAATAATGGAAAATGATTTAATTAAGGAGGTAAAATAAATGGATAATTTAACGAATACATTATCTGATTTAGATATTTTTGATGGATTGGAAACAGAAGAAATTATAATAAGATAAACTACTGTATATTTATACAGTACAAAAAGAGAGGTTAAAAATGAAATATAGAAATCGTAAAATCTGTGCAGGAGAATATATTTATAGAGGATTTCATATAATCGATATAAGCTACTATGAGGAGGAATATAAATCGCCCAGATGGACTGCAAAAAGTGAAATTGTCGAGGATTGGTGGTTTGATGGAACTTTCGAAACTTTAAAAGATGCGAAGCTTTGGGTAGATGAAATGCACGAAAATGAATATTATTTAGAGGAGGTAGCAGCAACAGAAAAAAGCTAGAAATAAAGACCCCTGAATTTTTCGGGGGTTTTTTATCTCTGGGTATATAACTAAAAGTTATTAAAAAAAACATACTTATAAGTTTTAGTTATATGACCATAGAAGCTAAATACAGCCATTCTAAGAGCCGAAAAGGTTTGGATAGGGTTTACTATCAGAAAAACTTTTTAAAGGTTTCTGTGAAAGTCAAGACTTTAAAACTTTTAGTTATAAGTATATTACTAAAAAATAATTTACAAAGTTTTAAAAGTATGATAGTAAAAGGGATTATAACTTTTAGTTATAAGTATATAACTACAAAGTACTTTACAAAGTTTGGAAAGTGTGCCATAGTACACACCATAACAACTGATGACGAAAACGCAATTTTGCCGAAGCATCAAGGAGTAAAAAACAATGATTAAGAAATTAACATTAAAAGAAAAAAAGAGATTGAAAAAGAAACATTCAGAACTGAATTTTAAAATCTCTAATAAAGAAGCTATCAAAATTATTAAACTTAAATCTTCAAAAGATGATTTCTTTAATAACTTTGATACTCACAAGAGAAACGCTAATCCTCTTACTTATTGGTTAGCAGTAGAAGAAAGCAAAGAATTAAATAAACTTGCTAATCTTTGGGGTTAAGTCTTATAACTTTTAGTAATAACATTATAACTAAAAAGTATTGGACAGATTGAAAAAAGTTTAGTATAGTACACACATATTTAGCGATAAAGCCCGAAAGGGTGGAAGTTAAGGAAGGGCAGGTTAATAGCCTGTTGAAAAGAGTTTGAAGACTGCCTAGTAAAATTTAGAAGTATGAGACACTATAAATTGATACTGGCTTAACTCACTAACTTATTCAAGTTAGGGCTGCTCATACAGTCTGCATCTAGTAGAAGGAAAATCTACAGCTTGGGTCATTTCTTAGTAGAATGAGGTCAATCTATAGAAACTGATTCCCTTCCTTAACGCTAAATAAAAAAAGAATTAACATTAAATATAGTGAGGTAAATTATGTTGATATGTAACTTAGATGATATAAATGCTATCTCTGGCATTTTAGGGAAGGTAGCCGAGGAAGTCAATGACTATCGTTGGCAGAATAATAATTCTGTAGATTATGAGAGAGCTTCTTCTCTTAGAGATTTAGAGGAATATTTAATAAGTCGTGGGTACATTGACAAAAGTTATGACCTAGCAAAATTGACTTATAAGCTTCTAGATTTATATCCTCAATCGGTACAAGCTCAAGAAAATAATAGACAATACCATGAAGTATTAAATAAGCTGAGTGATAATGCCAAAGGCACATTATTATGGGATATTCGCAACATGGAAAAAGATACTGGCGAAAAAGTAGACAAGTCAGTTAAGTTTAACATGGCACTTGAAAGATTATTGGGCGAGAGAGAAAGCGAAGTAGTCGAAAGCTACGAAGAATAAAAGTTATAAGCTTATAACTAAAAAGTATTGGACAAGGTTGTAAGCTTATGCTACAGTACATAATAAATAAACGAGGGAAATTATGACAATAACAAAAGATAACATTAAACTTGAGGGCGAGGGGTTTTTACCTCACGATACTAGAAACTATCGAGCTTATTTTGAGCATGATATTAACTTTATTTTTAGTGGTAATAAGTTAGTAGCAGTGATAAAAGAGGTTGAAATTAATGGTTCATTTATGGACTACTTTGACAGCTTTTACTTCTTTACTGATGAAGATATTATTCCTTATCATGTAAGATTAGCAAAGAAAGATTTAAGAGGAAAAATTAGTAAGCCAACTAAAAACTTTGATAAGAAAGTTAAAAAGCTTTTAAAGAAAAATAAACTTTGGAAAAATTAAAGAGGTAAATTATGACAAGGAAACATTTTATAAAACTAGCACAGTTAATAAATGATAATGTGCGAATGGCTAACGTAAGGAATAATCCTATGTGGGTTATTGAAAGAGAAGGTTTCATGTATGAGCTTTGCAAGTTTTTACATGAGCAGAACGAAAATTTTGATGAAAGAAAATTCAGAGAAGCTACTGGCGAGATATTAGGAGAATAATTATGACAGATAAAGATTATAGTTTATATTCTATTGAGCAAGATTTAATAGAAGAATTAGAAGATAACAAAGAAGAAATATTAAGTACGCAAGGGGATTATTTGCACGAGTATGTCGATAGTAATGTTTCAGTTTATACCTATGACCAGATAATGATTTATGCTAAGAATAGTGAGCTTTGGGGTAGGTCATCTGAGTGTGGAGGAGAAACGGTACAAGAGCAAATAACTGGGGTTATCTATGAGCATTTATCGAGCGTTGCTCACGAATGGTTAGACAGACAAATTTGGTTGGAGGAACAGGAAGCATGAAAAAGATAACAGAAAGTTTTAAAATCTTCATAGAAGATATAAGAATTATGACGAGCCAAAGTTGGTTGGACTGGCTTAACTGGTATGTATTAAAACCATTTACGCTATTGTTCCTATTAATTTTAGTGTTGGTTATATAACTAAAAGTTATAAGCTTATGGTTGAAATCATTGTAAGTTTATGATATTATTAACAAAAAAACGTGAGGGAAAATATGTTAAATATAAAAACATTTAAGGGTAATAATTTTCTAGGCACTAAGTACGTGCATATTAAATTGTTAGGTTTTAAATTTAGAGTTGGGTTTCATATGCGAACTAAACTCAAGAAGATAAATACCTATGCTACTGGTAGAGGTAGAGTCTTTAATTTAGGCAGAGGTTATATCTGTTTTATGCGAGGGTAAATATGAAATATATAAGACAAATGATAGCTGACTTTTTAAGAAAGCTAATTAAACTTGATGACTACATAGACGATAGAGTCTTTACTGAAATAGAAAGACTTGAAAGAGAAATAGAAGAGGTGAGAGATTTAGCTAACTCAAATGAGTGTGAACTAAATGACAGACCTAACTTTTATGACATGGAAAGCCAAGTAGAAGAGCTAGTCAATGATAGCATGGAAGATGTCTATGAAAGAATAGAAGCATTGGAGGAAGCATGAGTAAATACAGAGTACAAGGAGAATATACATACACAGTATACAAAGTAGTAGAAGCAGATAGCGAAGAGGAAGCAATGCTTAAAGCACAAGATAGTGAACCCTTATGTTGTTGGGATAGTATTGAACAAGATAGTTATTTCGAGTATGTAGAATGTGCCACTAAGGAGGAAGCATGAAGAAATATGTATTTGAAATAACTTACGAAGTAGTTGAAGAAGTAGTTGTTGAAGCAGATGACTATGAAGAAGCAGAAGTAAAATTAGAAGAAGGTAGAGGAGAAATATTAAGC